GAGAACTGCTTGTAATTAAACCAAACATTCCATAAAATACGAATATCTGTTATCGAAAGAGGTAGCTATGAACCGCAGAGACTTTATCAAATCCACGATAGTAGGCAGTGCTGCTCTGGCGTTGCCTGCTGTTAGTGCGCGGGAGATGCCTTGGTTTATTGGTGGCGCCCCAAGTCGGCCAACCGATCTCACAGAAAAGGCCCTTGAAGAAGCCCTTGCGGCGCTATATGAATTTGATGGCTTGTGGAATGACGTTGTTGGCAGGCGATCGCCCAGCGAGTGCCCCGCATGATCCCCCTCTACCGATACAACTGGAAGCTAGAGACCTGGGAGAAAGACTCTCATATCGAGTATGACCCATCTCAACAGCTTTACAGCATGAATATGGTCTATGTTATGCCAAACCATCAGTCCTACTTCTTTTCAGGTGGGGGCGATTCTTACTCGTGGCCCGATGCCCCGTTCCCGAGAGTAGAGACAAAGCCGGAGACAATCCACTAATGGCTAAGGTAGGACGCCCCACCAAATACTCGGAAGAGATCGGAGACAAAATCTGCGAAGGCATTGCTAGTGGCCGCTCGTTGGTCAAGATTTGTTCTGACAAGGATATGCCTCACCCGGCTTCTGTCTACAGATGGCTCAGGGATCATGAGGAATTTTGCGAGAATTACGCGAGGGCACGTGAGGACCAGGCTGATTACCACTCAGATTACATACTTGATATCTCAGACGATGACACTATTGACCCGCAGCACAAGCGGATCATGGTCGATACTCGTAAATGGCTGGCAAGTAAGCACAGGCCGAAGAAGTACGGGGACTATAAGCAGGTAGAGCACTCAGGCAATTTGGGGCTGACTGATTTAAGCGGTGATGAGCTTGAGCGACGATTGCAGGAAGTGAGGCAGGCCAATGAACAGAGCCTTGCTGATTGAGGAAATCCAGTTACTTGAGGAGCAGACGAGACGCAATAAGGCCCAGAGATTAAAACGCACCCTGGACTCGTTTTATGAGTGGCAGGAGCGGTTTGTAAGGGCGACTAAGGAGTACATAGTCTGCCTGCTGATGGCGGCTAATCAGGTGGGTAAGACGCGGACTGGAACGGCCATTGATGCTGTTCACTTGACTGGTGATTACCCTGATGATTGGGAGGGCCACAAGTTTGATTTTGCGCCTGTTTGCTGGTTACTGGGGTACTCGGGTGAAAAGACAAGGGATCTGTTGCAGGCCAAGTTATTTGGCAGGTTGAGCAACGGCCAGTTTAGCGGTGGTTTAATACCTGCTGAGCGGATAGTCGATTACAAGTCCATGACTGGTACTAGCGGGGCTTGTCGTGAGGTACGGGTAAGGCACAAGTCTGGCGGAGTGAGTGTTTGCCAGTTCTGGTCTTACTCACAAGGACAGCACGCCTTGATGGGTGATGTTGTAGATTGGTTCCACATTGACGAGGAGCCAGAGGATCAGGAGATATTCCCCCAGGTTCTGACCAGAACTCTGAACGGGGACAAGGGAAGGGGTGGCAGAGGGATTCTGACGCTAACCCCCGAGAACGGAAAGACAGAGCTTGTGTGTGGGTTCATGGATAACCCAGGCTCTGGTCAGTACATGCAGACAGCGACGTGGGACGATGCGCCGCACTTGTCTAAGGAGCAGAGGGAGTCGATTTTAAGCCAGTATCCTGAGTATCAGCGGGATATGAGATCGAAAGGGGTGCCGCTGATGGGTTCTGGCTTGATTTTTACGGTAGACACGGAGGACTTGAAGGTTGAGCCATTTCAGCCGCCTGATTACTGGTTTGTGATTGACGGTATAGATTTTGGCTGGGACCACCCACAGGCTCACGTACAGCTGGTGTGGGACAGGGACGGGGATTGTATTTACATAACAAACGCCTGGAAGGACAGCAAGAAACAACCTTATGAAGCATGGCACGTGATAAAGCAGTGGGCTGAGGACATACCGACTGCGTGGCCGATGGACGGGTTGCAGACACGGCAACAAATGGGCAAGCAGGACGCTGTGCAGCAGAAGACGCTGTACGAATCCGAGGGGATGTGGATGCTTGATTCACACGCTTGTTTCCCTGATGGCTCTAACGGTGTCTGGGCTGGATTGACTGAAATACTGGATTACATGAAGACCGGGCGGTTTAAAGTGTTTTCCAATCTGGTTGAGGTTTTAGAGGAGATACGCGAATACCACACCAAGACGACAGCTAGTGGTAATATAGAGATCGTCAAGGTAAAAGATGATTTGATAGATGCTATCCGCTATGCGTTTATGATGCGTAGGGAGGCTATCAGGATCATGGATATTGGTATGAGCTATGATATGGGTCCAACTACTAGCGTTACTCCGGGGGCTTATGACAACTTCTAAGTGCGAGGGGTGTGTGGCTGAGAAGCCAGAACCCAAGAAATATACACGCTGTCATGTTTGTGGTCATTATCGGCCCTTGACGGCTAAGGAATTGAGAAAGGTGGAACGTAGACTGTGAAACTCCCTTTTTTTTCGCCCAGTAATGGAACGACCGATATAATTATGCAATGACGAGGGAGGTATTATGAGCTTAGTGTTTATGAAGGAAGAGGGCGGTGTATCCAGGAATGGCCTCAACTTGTGCTTTTTTGACAGAGCGAATGGCTGGTGGAACTTTTTCTTGCAAATTCCAATGTGGCCTCACCCTAAATACACCCACTTCCGTTTGGGTTTGTTTTGGGGTCGCCGGAAAAAGGTCTGGTTTGGGCGAGTAAATTTAGAAGGGGAAATGAATCCCAGCGATATCCTGATAACCACACAGGGTGCGTCGTGGGAGAGAAACGGCGAAAAAGTCATGATTAATTGTTGGGATCGGAAAAAATGACACAGGTAATCGAGGAAGTCCCGATGGGTTATGGCGGCACGGTGGAAGAAAATCACCCTCTCATTGCCCAGCTAGACGAAGGCAATCTTGTCTCTAAATTGCGGGATTTGGAGAAGAAAACCGAGGCCGGTATCTATCAGGACACAATGGAGCTGTACGGCGAGGCTGTGCAATCTATGTCTGACTGGAAGCGCAAGTACGACAAGGCGCTGAAGCTGGCGAAGATGCAGCCCACCAACTCCAAGGGCGACCCCATAGAGACTAAAGACTTCCCGTTTGAGGGTGCGTCACTGGCAATGACTCCGTTCATTCTGGAGGCCATGCTCGACTTCGCAGCCAGGGCTACTCCTGAGCTTGTGTGGACCGACGAACTGGTGAGCGCCAAGATCACAGGTAAGGACCCGGAGGAGGTCAAGGAAGCCCGTGGGGAGCGTGTGAGCACGTTCATGAATTACCAGCTCACTGACTACATCCCCGGCTGGAGGCGAGGCCAGGACAAGGTAGTGATGGCCCTTCCTTGTGTTGGTACGTCCTACAAGAAATCCTACTACGACTACGAAGAAAAGAAGGTCTGCTCTGACTTGAAGATGGCGGATAAGGTCATTTTCAACATGGAATATGACACGTTTGAGGATGCCCCGGACAAGTTCGAGAAGCTGGAGTATTCCCGCAATGATGTGATTGGGTTTATCCGTGGCGAGCAGGGATGGAATCTTGCCGAGGATGATCTGGAAGAGGACAAGGATACTTTTGAGTTCATCGAAGCCCATACGTGGGTAGACCTAGATGAGGATGGGTTAAAGGAGCCGTACTGCCTGATTCTGGATGAGTTAACCCAGAAGATTGTCTCAATCTACCCTGATTACGATGAGGACACGATCTTTTTCAATGGAGAGGGTGAGGTTACCAAGATCCGGGACTGCGAGCCCTACACGCAGTATATCTTTCTCCCTGACCCCGAGGGTGGCCCGATGGGCATGGGCTGGGGGATTCTGCTTGGCCCTACTTTTACGGCGATCAACAAACTTGTTCGAGACAACCTTGATGCGGGTACGTTAAACCTGACCACTGCCAATTCTGGACTGATAGGCATGAATATCGGCCAGGGTAAGGGTAATCGGCAGATGGGTGGTCCAATTAAGGTGAAGATGGGCGAGCTTACCCCTGTCGCTATTGGTGGTGTGGGCAATTTGGGCCAAAACGTGGTCCAGATGCCATTCTCCGGCCCCTCTACGGTTCTGATGGCTTTAACCGAGTTTCTTGTGGAATCGTCAAGGAATCTTGCAACTGCGGCGTATCAGGTCGAGGCGAACGCTGGCGAGGCTGCGGAATTGTATTTAGCAAGACTACAGCAGGGTCTGAAAGTCCCCAATAGCATCGTGATGCGTGTCTATGAGAGTGCGAAGCGTGAGTTCAATAAGATTGCGCTATTGAATTACAAGCATTACGACAACGAGCTGTATAACCGGGTGCTTGATGAGCCTGAGATGTACATGATGCAAAGGGACTTCGATCCCAAAGATTGTGATATTGAGATGGTTGCTGATCCCTCCCAGGGTTCGGATGTTGAGCGTATCGCCAAGGCCAATAACGCGTATCAAAGAGCCTTCCAGGAGGCCAGCGCGGGAATCAATATAACCAACTTCCGGCAGGCGGCGCTTGACCTTGCTGAGGCCGAGGGTCAACCCGATGTTGAGGCGCTTATTCCTGAGCCGGACCCCAATCCTTCCCCGCAAATGCAAATGATGATGGCCAAGCAGCAGTTCGAGGCTGATCTACAAGAACGTGAGATGAAGGTCAGGGAACGGGATATGCAGTTGAAGGAGTTCAAGGCGCAGGCTGAGCAGCTTACCGAGGCCCGTGACAAGGCTCTGGAGCTATCTAAACTTGGTCTACAGGCTGACCTTGACGAATCCACCATTACCAAGAATTACGCTGAGGCTCTGGCTAAGCTGGTCGAGAAGTGCGACCTGTCTTATGACGACGCATTGGCGCAAGTCACCCGTATCGAGGATATACACATAGAGGCGAATAATGGACAAGTACCAACGAGTAACCAGATCCCAGCTTGAACTGTGGCTGAATGACCCCGTAACCCGAGCTGTACTCAATTGTTACAAGTGGATGGAGGAATCAGTGAGGGAGGAGATTGGTAACGGCAATTTCCGAAACCCGAGGAGTAACGATTTGACCTGTAATAACACGTCACACGCTTACGGGATGGCGGATGCCATGAAGAATGCGGCGAATGCCGAAGAGATGTTGAAACACTTTGAGATGCTGGAGGGCGAAGATGCTGAGAGTGGACGAGAAAGCGCGTAGTCGAGCGTTTGAGATCATAGGGGGAACACCGTGCAAGGCCGCGGGCTATCGGGTGAAGATTTACCCACTGGGAGCGGACACCAAGCTAAAGGCGGGGGAGGCTGAGAAGTTCCAGACACTGGCTAAGTTGGGGTTTGAGGCTACCACACAGCACCAGGCCGAACGTGAAACCAAGGGGTCAGAGATGGCTATTGTGGTGGATGTTGGTTCTGGTGCGTTTGCAGGCCCCCTGGAGGACCGCCCCCCGTGGTGTGAGGTAGGCCAGGTTATTAAATACCAACGCTATGCGGGGCATGAGTTTGAAGACCCACCCGGTAGTGGCGAGAAGTACCGATTAATCAATGACGAGGACATATTGGGTGTCTATGAGGAGAAGGTGAATGGATGAGATCGAAGCCAAATTGGCTGAACTCGAAAGCGAGTTTGAGCAGGGTGCCAATGATCCTGAACAGGATGATGATAACCCAGATATTGAGGATGCCGCCCCCGACGGCGAGTCAGAAGGTGAGCAGGATGATGGCGCGGACAGCGGGGAAGACAAGCCGAAGGGCTATCTGTCATACGAGGAATATGTAGCAGCCGGGAACGACCCCGCTTACTACAAGGGACCGAAAGCCTTTGAGCAGGAATACGAGCGTATTCAGGAGCTGAAAGAGCAGAAAAAGGCCATCCGTGAACTGACCGAGATGAGCAAGGGGACGCTTGAAGCTGTTGAGCAGTGGAAAGTTGATAAGGAAGCACAGATGCGCTCAGAACTTGAGGCTCGACTTGCTGAACAGAAGGAAACGGCAGACGTTGACGGTGCCCTTGAGACTCAGAAGCAGCTTGACGAGCTGAATAAACAGCCTGTCCAGAAGCGGGAGCCTCATCCTGTGATTAAGGAGTTCATTCAATCAAATCCCATCCTTGATGAGGGTAGTGAGAGCTTCAATGCTGAGTTTTTCGACGATATGTCGGCTATTCAGGCGGGGTTTGTGAACGATCTGTCAGGAAATGGGGCCAAGGAGCTTACCGAGGCGCAGCTAAGACGCTGTATGTCCATTGCCTTTGATCGGGCCAAGGAATTACACCCTGAGATTGAGAAATCCCCCAGGAACGACCGAAAGGGTGCTACACGACAGCCCAAACAGGCCCCCAAGGCCCAAAAGAAGGACATTTCCACGGCTATCAAGGACTTTAAGATTGAGGCCAAGAACCCCGAGCTTAATTCTGGTGCCCCGGCTGAGATATTTGAGATGCTGAAAGAAAAGCACGGTGCCGAAGCCGCTGAGAAATTCGCCAAACGACTAGGAGTAGGACAATGACAGAATCGAACGAGATCAGGAAGAAAACCAAGAAGTCACCTAAGCAGGCAAATAAGCAGGTACGACAGCCTGCCGAGGAAAGCCCAAAGGTTGAAGCCAAGACGGTACGCAAGAAGATTGGCCGAAACCTGAAATTGGACGTGTCCTACTACGAGCGAAAGTACCCGGACAAGCAGCTTCTGTTGCCCACTGACTACGGTACTGACGTGGAGTTCTGGATTCAGCAGGGCGCGGTTCCCGTGCCGCGTGAGAATGAGGGCGCCAAGATTTACAAGGGCATTAATGACCACGACAAGAGCGACGGTGGCTATGTGAAGTTCGTAGGCGGCAAGGACAAGAACGGTAACGTGTACTACCACGTTTTGCTGATGATTGACCCTGAAATCTACGACGAGGTTAAGCTCGCACCCCAGCGCGAACGCCAGCAAGAGATTGAGCGGGCTATGAAAACTGGTGAGAATCAGTCGGATATTTCAAAGCACCTTCCGGGCGGTGGTGGCGTATCGACCTACGCCCCGAATCTACCGGATGGACAGAACCAGGGATTTAACCGTATTACGTAACTCCCTAGCGGGTTGGTCCACCCGTGTCTCGAAACGGCCCCTAAAACCCCGGCGATAGCATCAATGGGGTTTTTTGTTGACATATACTGGAACGACTGGTATATTACGATCAAGGCTCACTGAAAGCAGTGCGTCTATCAATTTGAAACCTCCAGAAAGATGGAAGGTTCGGTGCCAAAACCCGAAAGCGGGCTAGGCGGTGAATAACTTTTATTATTTTTGGAGGCCATAATGGCAAACCCTGATATTGCTAACGGCTTTATTCCCGTTGGTACTACTACAGGCGCTGATTATCACGGCAAACTGGAAAAGGTTTGCTTTCTAGCGGCTGATGAGACCGACACCTTCATTGGTGACCCGGTCAAACTGACAGGCTCCTCTTCTGACGGCTATCCCTCTGTTGCCCAGTGTGCTGCTGGCGACCGTTGCTATGGCGTGTTGGTTTCTCTGGAACCTGATTTCACTGACGAATCCTCACTCTCTGCGGCCAACTACCGTCGTGCGGACACTCTCCGCTATGGCTTTGTTGCTGTGGGTGATGACGTCATCTACTCTGTACAGGAGGACTCTGTAGGTGGTGCGCTGGCTGCGACTGATGTGGGTGAGAACATCGACATTATCGTGGGCTCTGGTGACACCGTAACTGGCAATTCCGGTGTTGAGCTTGACTCAGAAACCGCTGCCGAAACTAACTCTCTGGTTTTCCGCATTGTTGGACTGGACAAGAAGCAAGGCAATGCCATTGGCACAAATGCCCGCTGGCTCGTCACCACCAATCTGTCTAACCAGAATAATACCACTGGAGTTTAATCATGGTTGATATAGTTACCCAAGGTAGCGAAGCGCGGTTACTCCAAGAGGGTATTAATGCAATCGCTACGATTGAATACAACGACTACCCGTCTCAGGCAACTCCCATTTTTGGTGAGATGCAGAAATCTGAGAAGGCGTATGAAATTGACGTTTCTCTGTCTGGTACTGGTCTCGCGGCTCTCAAGGCCGAGGGCACGGCTACTGGTTATGATGCTGAGAAGCAGGATTTCGTAACCACTTACCAGCACAACGTCTATTCACTGGGCACCATCATTACGATGGAAGCGCAGATGAACAACAAGTATCGGGATCTTGTTAGCAAGGCCGGTACGATGCTGAAACGTTCCCTAGTCCACACTCACGAACAACTGGCGGCTGATGTTATCAACAACGGCTACACAGGTACTGGTGGTGATGGCCAGCCTCTGTTCTCCGAGTCTCATGTACTGGGCAAGGGCGGCACTTTCTCCAATCGCTTCTCGACCTTTACTGCGCTGTCACAGGCTGCTGTTGAGGATGCGCTGATTGCGATTGAGGACTTCCGCGACGGTGCGAATTTGCTGATTGATGCGAAAGCAGTCTCTCTGCACATTCCCCGCCAACTGCGCTTTGATGCTGACCGTATTCTGGACTCGAAGTTTGAGCCGGATTCAGCCAACAACGCTGTTAACCCTGTGCAGGGAATCTTCCCCGGCGGTTATCACGTCAACAACCGATTCACCAGTTCTACTGACTGGTTTATCAAAACTGACGTGGACGACGGTTTCAAGATTTTCAACCGCATGGATTACACGTTCTCTCAGGACAATGACTTTGGCACTGAGAACTTCCGCTCTAAGGGCATGTTCTACCGCTCTTATGGCTACACTGACCCGCGCTGTGCATACGGCTCAGGCACATAAGGAATTGGGGGCTTCGGCCCCCGTTCTTCTAACGTACACAGTACGCTCTACGGAGCGCTAGGAGAAATAATGGCAAACCCTACACGATTTACTTCCGGTGTCTCTAGCGAGAAGAATGCGCCCCTGTCAGATGTCGGCTTGGGTGTATTCAACCCTCGCAAGTGGCAAATCTACTTCAACGACTTCAACACCTACTCGGCTGATGACTGGCTGGAGACTGTAGTTGATACCGATGGAGATACAAACGCATCCCGAACGATTGATGCCACTGCTGGTGGTGTTCTTCGTATCCTGAATGATGACAATGCTGCCGACTCCACAAACCTTCGGCTTGGTACTGATGCTGGCTCAGAGCAATTTCTGTTTCCGGCTGACAAGAAGGCTGTTCTCGCGGCCAAGTTTTCCTCTACTGATGTGGACAAGAACTTTCTTTGCTTTGCTCTTGTTGCGGGTAATGACACTGATTTCCAAGGCGGTCTGCCCAATGACCATATTGCCATTGAGGTTGATAGTGCCGATGCAAATATCGACATTTCCGTATCAAAGGACGGCACGGCCACTACTGCAACTGCGGTAGGCACGGTTTCCGATTACTCGGAAGGCACTAACGATCTGACTGAGGTGGTTCTTTACTACAACGGTAAAGATGCTGTCGAGGTATG